CTCCCTCCCGGGAGTTCTTTTGATGCTACCATTAAGGAACGCATTTCTATTGCGTTGGTAGCAGTGACAGCCATCTAAAAAGTTGGCCGTCTCTACCTTAAACCTCCTAGCTAATCTTTCAAGGTACATTATGCCCACCACGACCGAGTTCAAATTCTCTAAGGATATTACATGGTATCAGAACATCTTTAACGGTTCCGTTAATTTTTCTTCTGAGCCTGTAGTCCGCGAGTATCAGAATCCGATCGTGACGCGTACGACTGTACCTTCGACTTCTTCCGACTATGCTAGCATAGTTAGACGTCGTGCCCTTAAACCTGAGCAGCCTTATTCTTTAAGGATTACTCGGGATTCGGGCAGTCAGATAGTCGGTGTTTATCAAAAACAAACCGGCTCCGGCAGCTTTTATAGGATTGACTTTAGGACCGGTGGTGCAACAGAATCCATCGGTGCTTCGGTTTCCTATCCAGATGTCGGTAGCGCGTTCGACCAACAGGATGAGTTAGTCTCTAACAAAATCCTAGGCAAGATCAAGAATCAGAAAGTGAATCTTGGCCAAGTCTTTGGCGAACGTCACCAGGCCGTGCGTATGGTTGGCGATAACGCCATCCGTATCGCCTCTGCTCTTAAGTCCTTGAAGAAAGGTAACTTGAGTGCAGCTGCGAAAGCACTTAGCGTCAGCCCCTTATCCAGGGGCGCCGTGCGACGTGTCGGTAAATTCGATCCTAGATCGACTACTGATTTCGTTGGACGCGCTTGGTTGGAGTATCAGTATGGCTGGAAACCTCTATTAGATGACGTCTATGGCGCTGCTCAAGCTGTTGCTGAGCTGCCATTTCAGGCGCATTATAATAGAGTCTCAGCTCAGTCTGATAAAGAATTTACGAACGAAGCTTTCTCATCTGATCCCATAGATGGGGGAGTTATCGTTCGGTCGGGGAAACTAACCTCGACTCGTAAATCCAAACTTACGATATTCTTCACGGCTACGGACTCAACTAATCGTTCTCTTACAGCTTTAGGTATAACCAACCCTGCCGCTGTTGCATGGGAGCTTCTCCCATGGTCCTTTGTCATCGATTGGTTTTTACCTATCGGTGATTTTATCAATACGTGGGATGCCACCAATGGTGTCAGCTTCGCGCAAGGATCTAGAACAGTTTCTACTAATACTAAAACTGTTTATCGGACTGAATCGACTAGTTTGTCTTATGGGCGCTTTTCAGGGCTACGCGTACTTGAAGTATTTAAGATGGATCGTGAACGGATAATTTCTTTTCCGTCACCTCATCTTCCCTCCTTCAAGAACCCTGTATCGACAGGTCATGCGCTTAACGCGCTTGCCCTTCTTAATGCCTTACGTCCTCGTTAGAGGCTAGGGTTAACCCTTTAGGAAGTAAATAATGGCACAACAAGCCGATATCACCATCAACGATGGCGCAGCAACTCCAGTTGCCCATACGTTTTCCACCGTCAATGTAAATCGTGACGGTGTTGCGAAATACGCGGATAGAAGTTCGGGGATTCCCATCGGTTACCCGGTGATTATCCTTCAGCCTGTTGAAAGTAACAAGCAGAACAAACTGTCCCGCGTTATCGGAAAGGTGCAACTTCCAGTCCTCGAGCAGGTTGCTGGCTCAGCGAATACCGGTTTCACTCCGGCCCCTTCGCTTGCTTTCACCCTGTACGGGAACTTTGACTTCTCGATTCCGGATCGTAGTTCTCTCCAGAATCGCAAAGATATCGCAGCATACGTGGGTAATTTGATTACCTCCGCGCTCGTGAAATCGATGGTTCAAGACGGCGTGTTTATCGTTTAACTCACCGTCCTAAACAGATGTCATCCCGGGCATACCCGGGGGAAAGAATATACCTATGTCCTCAAGGAGCACATTTGGTTACTCGGCTATTAAGCCGAGCCAGACCCAGCTGAAAGCTGCGTCTACACCATTCCGAGCAGCACCGTCAGAAACAGACGATGCCATTTTCAATTACCTATGTTCCTTTAACTCGCCCCGTGCTCTGACTGTTTGGCTACTCTACTCCCAGAAGGAGCATGAGCAGCTGGTGCAGCTAGAGACTTCTGCCTTAGATTATAAGGACGCGGAGAGTTTTAGAAATGCTTATTTGCCAACTGAATTCTTATCTAAGGCTAGCTTTTTAAGCTTACCTTTTGATAGGAAGAAAGTAGCATTCGAGAAGTTCACTAAATATGAGCTCCTCTGTAAGCAGACTAATAATCGATTCAGAAATTTGAGTCTTGACCCCTTATACCGTGGGGCCAACGTTGAGCTGCTTTCTGCAGTTCGTCGTAAAATAGCTCATATTCTTGGCGATTTTAATCCATACGAGTATTTTGAAAATGCAGATTGGGGACCTGGCGTCACCACCCTATTAAAGGGCGAGAACGTCAGTACCGTCAATAAGTTCCACTCAGATAGTGGAATAACTCGCGATTTGTACTCCCTCGTAGGCCCTATCTTTCAAAGGGCTTACCCCTTGTGGTACGATCATCTCCGTCAAACTAATGGCGATGCGATGCCTTTCGTAACTCAAGTTGGGAACAAAATTGTCACTGTCCCTAAGAACGCAAAAACAGACCGAGTCATTGCCGTGGAACCAGGGTTAAACCTGTTTTTCCAGAAAGGCATTGGTACTATGATTCGGCGGCGTCTCAAACGGGTTGGCATTGACCTTAATTACCAGACCTTTAATCAGCAGTTAGCTAAGATCGGATCTATATCCAATCACCTAGCTACTGTTGATTTTAGTTCTGCGTCAGACTCTATATCGCGTCTTGTCGTTAGGGAGCTTCTCCCTTCCGACTGGTATGCGGTTATGAACCTGACTAGGTCAGTGGTTGGAACGCAGCAAGACTCTGTTATCAGGTGGGAGAAGTTTTCCAGTATGGGAAACGGCTTCACATTTGAGTTAGAGTCTTTAATCTTTATTGCTGCGGCTATGGCAGTTTGCGAATTGCTATCCGTAGCTCCTGAGGTTTACGTTCATGGGGACGATGTAATAATCCCTTCCGAATGTGCTGCTCTTTTCTCAGGGTTCAGTGCCTTCCTGGGATTCAATGTTAATTTGGAGAAGACACATGTCAACTCACCTTTTCGTGAATCTTGTGGAGAACACTGGTACCTTGGCTCCTCCTGCAAACCAATCTATCTTAAAGATAGACTCAAAACCGTGGAATCCTTTTATAAACTGGCTAATAGTGTCAGGATGCTTGCTCATCGCAGTAATTTTAATTACGGCTGTGATGCTCGCTTTCGACGCTGTTGGCGCCATCTATTCAACCGGGTACCGAAGCAGATTCGCTTCGCCATCCCGGTTGGAAAAGGTGACGGAGGTTTCGTCAGTAACTTCGACGAAGCCACCCCAGTCAGAGCCCGAAATGGTATCGAAGGATACCACTTTTTAGCTCTAACCACCGTGAGTGTCAAATCTCACGTCTTTGAGGGTGAGGGAGTTTTACTCTCTTCACTCTGGCGTAATACAGAGGAGTTATTCTGCGATGAAATTCACAGAAAGAAAAGCCGAATATGTTTTGGTTGGTATCTTAGTAATTACACTCGTCCTCTGGGTCATGGGAATACTTATGACCTTCGAGGAAGAACTAAAACTAAGGTATCAGCTTTGCATACCCATCAGTGGTACAACTTGGGACCTTGGTGTTAAAACCAAGTTTCTCTTAGCCTAATCAGCTAAGTGGTGAGGGGGGGCTTTCCTCCCTCTTTATGATAAAGGACG